CGTAATGAGAAATTTAGGGATGCTGTCCAGACTGCGAGGGATCACGCTACAGGATCATTTGAGATGGAAGCTCGCAGGAGAGCGATTGACGGTGTAGAGGAGCCTGTATTTCATAGAGGAAAGGTTGTAGGTCACGTTAATAAATTCTCTGACAGCTTACTAACGAAACTCCTAGAAGCATCAGACCCGGAGCGCTATGGGAAACGCAGCAATGTGGCAATTGAGCAAAATATCACCATTCAAGGTGGCTCAGCGAAAGAAAAATTGGCCTCAATGCTGAAAGTAGAGCTTGATGCGCTGGAAGGAGAGTATTCCGAAGTAGACGATGATGAAGATGCCTAAATCCTAGGCGAAATAAAGCCCGTAGAGCCTGTTTAATATTACCCCTAGCGTTGGTATAGGGATTAAGTTAAACGAGCTGTACGGGCTATTTAGAGCGGTAGAATCAACGAATCATAGGCTCATCTTGATCACTGGTGTATACATAAGCAACAGAACAGAGGTCGCAATATCCATCCTTGAAGATATATTTCAACAACTCTTCATTATCTCGTTGAAGCCCTATAACCACCTCTCTGGCCATGCTAGGGTTAAAACTGATCCAACTCTTCTCAAAGTCATCCCCAGTCTCTTTCTTCAGTACAATCTGCAATGACGCAATGGGTACGTCCAACTTATTTCCTTCCAGAGTCGTTACTTCACGCTCACCAATAAGCAGCTCCCAAGGGGCAACCAGCTTATAATAAAGAATCTCTGGATCACTCTCTAATACTTCAATCCCCCATTCCTTGAATTTCTCATCCAGCTCATCCATAACAGATGTTACGTCAATAGAATATGCTGCTTTAAATCGTGTTTCTGACATTGTATTCCTCCAATTACCCTATAGTTATCGTTACAAAGCTGAATAGCCAAATAAGTAGCTCTATAACTCCCCATCCGATTAATCCACAAATTATACCAAAGACGACAAGAGCCGTGCCAAAGCCGTCACCTATTCCACGTACCATCTAAGCCTCCAAATTGATCATTAAACTAGCCATTACGTACCATTGTGTGTTATATAGTAACCATATTATGGTACGTAATTATACCATATAATCTACAGCTTTAGCAAGCGCTTGCACACCCTCCTGTGTCATAGCCATAGATACCGTCCCATCCTCTTGTTCAACCATACCTGCTACGACAGCTTGAAGCGCGTTCTTATAGAGCACACGCTCGTATTGTATGACATTTATCTGCTCTAACAAATGCTCCAAATCCTGTTCAAAATCTATTGCTGCCATTATTCTTATCCCTTCATCATCTTCTTAATTATACAATTACCCATGAGTGTAGCATTCAGCATAGCAAACGTATCATCTGCCAGCGCCTCATCCTCCGTATCCGTAGCCACCATGAATAAATCATCTACACTTAACACTCCTGTTCCATCCTCACCAATAAAGTGGCAAGGAACCCAGCGGATTCTCTCTAACGGACTCGTCATTATTTACCCTTATATTACGCTAAAAGAAAAGCCCCATCAGGGGAGGCACCCAATGAGGCTTTAATGTAACCATTGCGGTTACGCTGTGTGACTAGAGGAGGATCATAATGTCACGGGAGATATGACCTAATTATTATTACTTAGTTCATGCTTAGAAGCAGGATTAGAGGTGGGTTAGAAACATGATAGAAGATTGCTAGAAGCAGGATTCCACTTGTATGAAGTAGCTAAGCAACTCTGCCTGATCCTTCGCTTCCAGCACTACCTGCTTATGCTCATTGTTAACAGGTAATCTAGGAACAATAGGAGGGCAGTTATTTGTCTGCCTCTGAATCATCCCTAGGCTGCACCCCGAAGCGAGCATCCCAAGCATCAGTGGGATTATCATACACCTTATCAATGGCTTTCTGACGCTCATGTTGCTTGTACTCTTTATACAGGGATTCAAACAGAAGAATCAGTTTTGTGATTAAGACTGCCCAACTTTTCATTTCAACTTCTCGTTAAGACGACTCTCCACAATCTCTTTGATACGTTCTTCTGTCAAACCAAACTGAGCAATAGCTTTGGGAACACCTTTAATAATATAGTTGGCAGCAGTCGCTACAGCCTCATTGGAAGTCTCTACTGTAACACTCTTACCCGCTTGACGTAGTTTAACTTCAGCGTAATCAACACCACGAGTGACAGCTTCATTCAGCAGATCATTCAGGACACCATTATCGGTGATATCAAAGTGTTTCTTAACCTTGTAGATCAGGTAGGAGCCTAGTACACCTAACACTACAACTAGAATTTCTACCAGAATACTGGCGATAGGAGTAAAGTCAATCATTTGTAAATCCTCAAATTATGAATGTATATTAGTTATACGGGTAACTGGTTTTCCCAGTCTGCTGAAAAGACACCTTCGGCTGTTGCACCATCAATATTCTGTAGGCGGTAATAGTAGACATTTGCACCAACTCCACGCTCATCTGCTATTTGACCACCAACAGTATTTGCATTGTTCCCTTGGGATTCTGATATAAGTCTGGCAATATCTAATTGTATAGCGCCTGCTGGATTAGTTGTTTCGTCTCCGGTAAGTACCAAACTACCTCCAGCGTCTAGGCTGACAAAGGAGGTGTGTACAGGCGCTCTCGCCATTGTATTCTTAGGGATAGTAGGGACTGGTGTATCCCATGTTCCTTGAGGTGTACCACCTACCCAGAGGGTTAGCCGCAGTCTGGAGATATCTAGGGATACAGAGGTATTCAGTAGAATAATGTCATCAGTAACAGTGGCTCGAATCCACTGGCTAGTGCCTGACGCAATATTATACTCATGGAAAGTCCTGAACTGTCTACCTTCATCAAAACCCGTGCGCGTGTTATCTGTCTTCAATCTGGCTGAATCATAATCTCCCGAGGTTAATAACCTACGAGTGAACCAACTTAGTATGCCGCTACCATATGAATATCCCATGACTATACTTCACTTATGTTAACAATAACGGGTTCACCTTTTGACCTAAGCCAAACTCCGCTGGATAGAATATCTGTAGTGACACTAGCATAGGGTTTATTTTGAGTAGTCAGAGTGATTCCGCTGTAATCATTATTAGAAGGTTGGTCAGCAGTAATCTGCATCACCACTTCCGTCATTACCGCTTTGTTGACAATGTTCAAAGCTGCTGTAGAAGTTATGCCAGTGAGAGTGAAAGCATCTACCCACCCCTTGGGTACTGTAACGTCTTGCGATGTATCAGCCATTATAGGCTCCGTGACGAGTTATGAATGAATATTAATAACATGTTCTTTCTTACCAGACAATTCTTGCATGAATGCTCTGAATGTATTTAAACTGTGTGTCACCATGAATCCTTTATCTGCTGTCCATGCTAATCCTGATCCCACACCTATGCAGCCATCTAAATCTGATTCCCAATTGGCTACATGGAACATAATGAATGTTCTATCAACTACGTTGGTAATCTCCCATCCAAATCTATGCTCACCTTTACTGGTACGATGTACTACAGGGGATTCCCGTAGAATCATTTTGTACCAGCCATCAGGAATACAGCTCTTAGCTCTCTCATTATGCTTCCATGCTTTCTCTATGGTATAACATGACCACCCAGAAGGAGTAGTGAGTTTACCTAATGTACAACTACCATCGGGCATCTGTGATCGTTTTAAGTCAAGCATAGGAAACTCCTGAGTTTAACTCCCGAAGGCTGATAGCACAGCAATAATTTCTTTGTGGTATGCAACAGTGATACCTGCTGTAGTAACTATGGTAGTCCATATACCGGCGACAAATGCAATCTTGCGCCCTACTGCCGCAAACTGAGCGCCTAGTAGTTGAAAGTCATGTGAGTGCTTATCAGCTAGAGATTGTGTGCTAGTTTGAAGCTGGTAAGATAATTCTCTAATACTCTCTTCATTCTTCTTAGAGGCTTCCTTAGTTTCGAGATTAAGCTCTCGGAGGTCATCTCGTATCTCTTTCACAGCACCTTCCACCTCCTGCACTCTAGGGGGAATATTAGTTTCAATGTTGCGCACACGTTCGCTTAAATCCTTGAGGATAAACATAGGTACGTCTTTAGCTTGATCGGGAGGCGCATTCTCGGTCATGGGAGTCTCATAAATCAGATATGTCATATTGGTTTCCTGCACAAACATCCCGCTGCACAAATGTAAGAGTTAATCTTAGACAACTGTTGGTGTATTATTACTCACCATTTAGATGATAAAGGATACGCTCCTTCGCTAATTCCTCAGTGTAACGCTTCGGCAGGAAATAGTTTTCAGCAATATATTCTGCGTAAAAGTCGATACGTTTATCTGTGGCCCCAGAGTAGGAAGCGGGCGATTGGGGAGTTGCTGTACCAGGTCATGCGGATGTCTCCGCCGAGGCTTCCCAGAAAAACGATTTGTTTCCAGACGTCGTTGTGTTCAGCTGGGCGGTAAAGGTTGACGCCCCCGCTGCCGCTGCCCATGCCCTCAACGAACCAAGGTCGTCCCTGGGCGTCAGCTGCACACATGTTGGTGTGCGAGCAAGACCGTGCGATACCGCCGTAGAGCCGGTCCCATCCGCAACGGTTGCGGATCCTGATGCGCGTGTCTTGAACCCCTCGACCCCGCGAACGCTCCACACGCCAGTGGTGGGTATCGATATCTGCTCGGTGGCGTTGCCTATAGTTCTGCCGCCAAGCACATGCACCTCCGTTGATGCCCCGGATATGTGTATGCCACGGGTTTGCGACGACCCGGTTAAATTGCTGGCGTCGCAATTTGTCAGATGAATGCTTGAGCCGCCAGTGCCGATGAAGAACCCGCTGTTATCGCCAACCGCCTTATTGTTTTCTCTGCCATTACAATCGGACGCGAAGAACCCCTCTATCCCTGACAGGAACCAGCCGTGCTGTTGATTGGATCGGCTGGTGCATGTGGTCGCCTCGAACTGCCTGTTGCCGGAAACCATGTTAAACCCTATGGCTCCAGATGTTCCCGCCCAGCATTGGGCCATGTGGACTCCCCGGCAATTGGTGAACCGGAAGCCATCGACCCCGTTGGCGTCACTCTCAACCTGGTTGAGCCAAACCCAATCAATATTTGTGCCGGTAAACTGGACTCCGTGGGTCGTGTTGGACAAAGACAGGCAGTCAAGCATGTGGTATGCAGACCCATCAGTAAACCGGAAGCCTCGCTCGCAGGAGATGGCGTCACACTTCTCAAGATATATTTGAGTCCCGTTGTTGACATCGAAGCCAGCCGATTTGCAGTTGAACGCCTTGCACTGGAACAGCCACACGTCAGATGTTGTTACAAGTGTCCTGGTATCGATATACCAGCCAGAAAACATCCCAGACACGGTTACCCCGGTAAATCGCAAATCACCAGCGTGACGCGTATCAATAGCAATTCCGCCAGTTGCAAAGCTGGCGGATGAGCTGCCGACCAGCAGCATGTGCCCAATCTGAACTCCTGCAGAGACACCTGAAACCAGGGTGAATATATTGGTATTTGACTGATCCTGCTGAATTACGGACTTCAGCCCAAATCCGTAAACGCGCTGATCCCGTCGGGATACGTTGAGGTTGCCTAATATTTTAAATGTCTTGGGTGGTATTGAGACGTAGTTTAATAGATCAAGCGCCTTTTGGATTGGAGACAGGTTGTCCGACAGGGTGTCGTGCGCCCCAAAGCTCCATATTGGCTGTGCCAGAATATCCCCGCCTCGCACCAAACACCCGCTCCCACCCGGCTCTTCCTCCCCAGTCCCATCAATATAAGCCGCCAACTGCTCCGACAAATCCGCCCCAGCTTGTAGGTCAGGGCTAGGCACCGTGGGGGAGTGAATCGTACCGCCATTGTGATTGGCTTTGGGCTCATCCGGCTTCCAAACAAAACCGCCGCCCCCGACTTCGGTAGCGGGGTGGTAGCCGGTTGTGTCGAAGCGTTGGCCCTCAGCAAGTGAGGCGACCTGAGTGCGCAGGGCGTAGAAGTCATAGATGGAAGCGAGGGGGGTTACTGCCCCTCCAACTATCAACACACTACCTTCTGTTAAATCCGTAGGACCCGTAGTCTTAACCAAATCATTAGTGCGCCATACTGAGCCTGAGGGGTTGCCTGTGGGGGTCGTAGTGACGTTTGCTGTGGCTGCTGTGCCTGCGTCTGAGAGAGTGCTTACAGGTTGTGTCCCAGTATGGTTACTCCTTGCTAGAAGAAAAGCATCTGTTTGGTTTGCTGTTGCACCGTCTTCGACATTAATATCCCCCCTAAAATCCCCCGCACTACGTAATGTAATAGTACCATCATCATTATATCTAGCGAAGGACGCTTCGTTTTCTGTCTCTAGGTTTAGTGCAGCATCGCCATAATCTGTTCTGTTGAATATGTCACCAAATCCTGTGTCAATCTGACGCATGGCTCTAGTAAATACAGCGGCTGTTTCCAACGCCCCCCGAGAGAGTTCTGGAAGATTGGTATTAGCTGTAAAATCCCTCTGAATAATATAGCTTATATCCTCTGATGTAACACCAGCATAAGGAGCAGACAACTGTATCTCGGTATCAGATGTAACAGCAGCAATATCATAAAGGACGCCTTCGTTTAATACCGCAAACGAATCCCCTACTTCTGCTTCTGTGAGCCACTCTGTCCCCGTCCCAAGCACCGTAGCAGACCCATTGGTCACGTCCACAGTCCCAGTTGTATATTGAGCCATACTATATATTCCTATTCATATTCAAATGTGTTGTTAGAGCAACGTGTGATCAATTCGTTCACAGACTGTCCAGCATATTGACTGTCTGCTGCCATATACTCATAATCTGTTGTTCAGCATCTTCGTCAGCGATATCTATAGCTTTCGCACCCACTTTCCCGCCACGACATATTCCTTCAATCTCTGGATCAAGCATCTTCCATTGATTAGCCATAGTTTCTATGAGCGTTCCTATATCTGTGATAGTAGAAGATGTATAGAATGCTTCACGCTCGATGTATGGATACATCCCAGCCTCCACTTCTTCTGGTCTACCATCTTCCACCCAACGCCTCATCTCAGCATCTTTCAGAGTGTATGTAGCATCCTTCTCAGGGGACGTATAGCGGCGTCTAGCCCTTGTTGCAGTTGCGTCTATGTCAGCGTATGCCTGCTCCTTTAATCGAGCTAATATCACCCCTGTAGGCTCTTGTGCGTCCTCTATTTCCCCGGCTTCTCCGTTGAGAATACGAGCGTAGACTATCAGTGTTTCTTCATCTTCCTCTGAGGCTGTATAAGGAATCCAGCCCAGTTCATAGTGCTCAATTTCACAGTCGAGGGTAGTGGGGGATATCCTTTTAGCGTTACGTATATTCATGCTATTTTTACCCATAGAGTTGTTCTATTTTCGTTGCCACCTGTATCACTTCGTCCCATACACCGCCATGAACCTGTGGGGACAGGTGAGGCGAGAGGTGCACCAAATGCAGCTGTGTACCTTAGATCAGAACCCGCTACTGTTGCGCCGGGGAGAGCTACTGAGTTTGTCACTCTGTGAAGGAATGCGTAGGAACCTGTTGTGTTATTAGCGCCGCCATTTAGGATCATTGTGCCGGGGATTACTACTTGGCGGTTAACAGTACCGAGTACCACTTGGTCTTGTGCTGTTGTAGCAGCAGCATGTCCCACGGCTGTGGAATTGGTGTGAGTCGCCTGAGAGAATGCCCCGAACGCAGCGGTATTACTCGCCGTAGCAGTAGCAGAATCCCCGAACGCAGATGATAATGAACCTGTTACATTCGCCAGATTACCAATAGCTGTACTTCCAGAACCACTAGACGATGATGATCTACCGACCGCTGTACTCTGATTACCTCCAGCAGAGGCATTTCTTCCAAGAGCAACTGAATTAAACCCACCTGTTGATGAATCCCCTATCACAACACTACTGGCAGCACTGCCTGAGAGTGTTGCGTTTCTCCCTATCACGACAGAGTTTGCGGAATTAGAGCTCGTAGTTGCATCTTTCCCTATAACAACACTCTCCGTTGATCCCGCACTCGCGCTTTGTCCAATAGTAACAGAGCTAGTAAATCCTACAGCAGAATCTCCCATCACAATACTATTGGGTCTGCTTGTGGCAAGAGTTACATTTCTCCCTATTACAATAGAATTATCCGAGGATGTACTAATAGACGAACCTTGTCCTAACACAACCGTGTTATTAGATTGCGTGTTTGATACAGCACCCACTAAAATAGAGTTTGACCCATTAACAGCGCAGCTTGCACCTATTGACACTGCGTTAAGTTGACTGCTGCTAGCACCTGACCCTATAGTTACTGAAGAGCCTCCTGTAGTAGTCGCTCCGTTTCCTATACTTATGGAAATATTTGCAACAGTAGAACTAAGGTAACCTATAGATACAGTTCCCCCGCCATTTGCTACTGTGGAGTTACCTAGGGCTATAGCACCAAGCCCCACACTTTGAGCAGAAGTACCTGCCGAAATAGAGTTATCGCCGGAAGCATTAGAACTCCTTCCTAATGCAATAGAGTTTGTGGTACTAGACGAAGAGTCTCTTCCTATTGAGATAGAATTAAGGGCACCTGATTCTGATCCCACACCTATGGCCATAGAGTTATCTCCACTAGCACTACTCCCACTCCCCAACGCCAAACTATTATCACCAGCATTAGCAGCACCAGCCCCGAGTTTATCCACAGCTAGTACTAAGTCTGTGCCGTCGAAGGTGATATAATTAGAGCTGCTACCAATATGAGCTTTAGCTACTTCCGATTCATTCCCCATCCAGAAGCCAGCATTAACGAAGTCAGAGAAGCCTGTTTTACCTGCTCTAATATTACCTGTAGCATTTATTGTGATACTACCTAACTCGGCATCACCGTTTTCCTGTACTCCGAATATGACACCAAGAACGGGATCGTGTGCCCACATTAAGTAGACATCACTGCCTATCACCGCTGGCCCAATGCCCACCTGAAGTTCAATATCATTAATATCATCTACAGCACGAATCAAACCCTCTGTGGTGATTGTCTCAGTAGCATTGATAACACCCGCTGTCAGTTTAGCAACGGTAAGGTTTTCAATCTTAGTTGAAGGGATAGCGTCAGCAGCAAGATTCTCTTCAATGAATGCTCTATCGGCAGGATCAACCTCGTAAGCCCATCCAGATAACCCCTCAAACTCTAACGCAGTCTTAGTAGTGAGGCTGAACTCGTCAGATGTTGGGCCTTCACCAAAGTCATCAAATGCTTGATAGACGACATAATAAGTTGACTCTGTATTCAGCCCATCAACACTAATAGCTGTACTAGGGCTAAGTGGGTGTACAAGGTTCACCTCATCCTCTGGAGTAAATCCTTCGGTATCACTTAGCCACAATTTAACCCCTGCGAAATCTCTATCAGCAGGTGGCGTATACCCAAACGAAACTGTAGTGAATCCAATGTAAGGAATGAGTGTGGGTAGTGACGGAGCAGGATTACTCACAGTCAGCCTAGCGGACTTCTCAGAGAACTGATTATTCCTGCCACGAATTCTTACGTCTGCTCGTATAGTCCTATTAGCCCCTTCTACACCATTGAGCTTCTTATAGTCCTGACGGTTCTGTTCGTAAGTATACGTGAAAGTATTGATAGCAGAATAATGAACGCTGAGTAGATTACCAGCAGCATCAAACATCTGGATTTCATAATCACGGAAGTATTGATCCAAACCACCGAAGTCTACACCTTGGCCCGGTTCTTGTCCGATAGGTGTCCACTCATTAACAGAGGTGTTTCGCCAATTAAATTCTACATCACGCCCTACGAATTCTGTATCATTCCCCTGCTCAAATATCTCCAACCCTTTTACGTTGGGAATCTTAATCTCTTCTTTCAAAGGATCGTTACGCACATCATATACAGTGATGAATGTAGATACCGAGTCTTCACTGTATACACCAAATATACTAACACTCGTAGCGGTAACTTCGTACTGAATACCGTCTGAAGGAACAACTATGTCGGCTCTGTCTTCAGAAACAGTCCCTGTTCTACCTTGTGTTACGAATTCAAACTGTCCCACTTTTCTGTAACGGATTATAGAATGACTGTACGCGGAATCAACAGGAGGTGTAACTCGTGCAACAATAGTACTCAAGTTAGCATCAGGTGTCTTGGGTGTATTAACTAACTCTTCCAAAGTCAAAGCTGTTACATTAGCAGCAGGGCCTTGTGGTATAAGTAGATTCTCTACATCTGAGTAAGGAGAATAAAGATCATTCTCTCCTACAGCTCTACCACGGAGCTTCCAGAAATTATCTAAGCCTAATTCTATGTCTACGAACGCCTCGGCAGCAGTAGTGACGCCAATCACTTTCCAAGGATTAGGGAGTTGGTTATCATCAATTGCTTCATCTGGATTGACAGTGGAACTTACCGCTTCAAGGCTGAAGAATTTTATAGGGCTGTCTTGATCCGAGTTGGAGATAAAGCGGATACGGGCAACACCTGTAGCAAACTCAGCAGGAGTAGAAGGTAGTATAAGAGAGGGTGCTCCGGGACGTTTATATGCAATCCTCGGCGTCAGGTTTGTTTCATAGGTGGGGAGGGAACCATCATCTATCGTAAATAAACTAGTGGCGTGATTGACCAGCGTGAGTTTTGCTGCCAGATCATTACCGTAAGTAACTTCGGTAACAATACACTCTAGCGTCTCAATACCAGCAGTACCATACGCGATAAGATCATCTACAGCAGGGTTGCTGCCGGTAAGGACTGTCCACTCCTGACCACCCTCGTAACGAGCTGTACCAGACGATAGAGTATTCACCCCTCGTGTACTTATTCCATAAGTGTTTCCGGCAACAAGCTGGTCAGTTTCATCGAGGAAAAAAGTGGTGCCAGCAGAGGATGTCACTCTACCGCTGTTCAATCCTACGTCAATAATATCATTCTGCACTCGAACAAGATCGCCGCGAGTACACTTCAAACCCTCTATATCTGTTTCTAGTGAGTATACTTCTCTGCGGAGTCTATTTTCAAAATAACCAAAACGGGCATGTCTAGTAGCTAAGTCTGCATCTGCTACATATGGTAAATCTACAGAGCTGTACAACCCCTTACGTTGTGCCTCAATTTTATCAGGGTTTAGAAATATACCCTCGTCTTGCTCGTAGTTTACATCTTCATTTCTGAATTCGTATTTGATACCATCGTTATCTTCCGGGAATGAACGGGCAGACGAGAATCCCCAAGAGTTTTTAGGTGTGAATTGCTGGACAGGTGTATCTTGAAGTTCCTTGATAGCAACACCGTATTTACCATCCACAAAGGAGAACTGTGCGCGCCCTGTAAAAGCAATCTTGTTCAGTTCTTTAAGGAGCGTTGACTTCTCCCTCAATAAACCAGATGTTCTGAAGGGAGCAAATCCATCCTCAACAGTACCACCACCCAAATCACAGAAGTCTCTCCAAGCAAGCAGCCCATCCAAGTCAATTTTATCATTAGGTAGAGCAACCGCGTTAAAGGGTGCTTGTAGAAATAACCTATAAATGTCTGCTGGATTTTCCGTAGTTTTTAAGTCCTCGTCGTCAAGTGTAGTAATCTCCCTCCAGTCTGAATTCCAATCAACGGGAACCATAGAGGTTGCTCTATAATTTAACTTATCAAGCATCCCAGATAGTTGATTAGACGCCTTAATCCTGACGGCTACCACAACTGGTTTTAACACCTGCTCTTTATCACCACTATCGTTTATTATTTTCTCGGGCTTGTTATTTCCTACAAGCTCTAACCACCCAGAGGTGTCAAGAGGGGTATTCCCTGTGAACAACTCCCAGAAACACGACAACGCCAGTGTATTGGTTTCAGCAACAGCGTCAGCGCCATTTACTTTCCTTATCTCTACAGAGACATCATACGTTTTTAGTGTATCATCATCGTAGAAATCATGCTTAACTGATACCCTGAAAGGTTTTTTAGTTTTATCGGCAACAGGGTATTTGACAATAGGAGCTTCCGCCCAATCGGCACTAATAGAGATTGTACCTTCTTCTGGGGAGTATCTTTTAATTTGCCCCGCAGGTATGGCTATAGTTTCGGCACCCGTTGACGGAACAGAGTAGGTGGTAATATCTGTACCACGCAACGCATGGTAACCAGCAGTAGCGCCCGATATACCATCAGTCACTCTCCCATTCATACCAAAACCAAACTTACAGAGATAGAAGTCTCCTGTGATTATATCTCTGTACACGTTACCTGTATACGCACCATAACGAGTAGATGACGTAGAGTCAAATTCTATAACCTGTGTCACCTTAAAGGCGTCAGTTGTATCTGTTTCTGTGGCCGTTATATCCAACCAATACCCAGTATTCCGTTGCCTCTCATCGGAGACAAGCAGCAAGCCTGCTGGGTTATTAAAGTCTAAAGATATTGCCGCAACACTTGCCTGTGTTGTTCTTGTTATAGGGGCATCTTCTGCAAGCTCAACATTGACCCTCTCTTGTGTTATATCATTAGGCCAAGCTCTACGTAACAGTTGATTAGAAACAGTCTGTACACTTCTGACGTATGTAGATGTTTGAGCAGAACCTACTAGATAAGGGATACCAAAGAGATTGCTAGAGCCTGTAAATGTAATATTTACATTATCGTAGTCGCCTACTTCTGTGTCACCTATGCGGAAATCTTCAAGCTCTTGTGGGCCATACCCACCACACAGCAGCAAATTATAATACTGTTCCTCCCCTACCGTTTCTACATAAGGCTCTGCGAGCCAATCTGGCGATACTCTGTGTTTACCTAACACAACAGGCAGTGGTTCATATTTACGAGGGATATTACGCATACCATTGATGCGTACTTGCTTTTCGTTAGCTCCTTCCCCTGTATCAGGTATTTCCATCTCATACTGTGTATAACCAACATAAGCTAAACCTGCGTACAACACCCATACATACCAAGCAACTTCAAATTCTTGACGTACAGAAAGATAGACAATATCACCTGACTCAATCACGGTATTACTGAATTGCTCTGGTGATACGAATACATCATCCACCACAACTACACACAGGTTGTCGGGCGCGTCTAAATATTCTGCAACCAGATCAGACAGCAGTACTTCACTCTCTCCTCTATTGTAGAAGGAAGGAGAATGTAGCAGGGTTTTCTGTACGGAAACTCTAATCATTATTTAAAATCCTTGTGGCGATATATGCCTTCAACTCGATTAAGCCAAACCCTTTGTTTGAACTTCTCAACAACACACCCTACTTTCTGTGTAGTGTGTATCATCCTTTGGTGATCAAGGCACACACCTATGTGTATAGGTTGTCCCGCCATATTGAGCATGATAATATCACCCTCTTGAGTATCATCGGGTTCATAGAAATTCTTGTGTATACTTGGATATACGGAGGATATGGCTTCTGCTGTTTCGGTAAAACCGTTTGCTATGTGTATGTCACTAAGACTAGGGAGATATAGGCCGTATACTTCATTATAAATACTCCAGACTAATCCCCAACAATCTAACGCGTCATCTTTATTCCTACCACCCGATTCCCAAGGCGTACCAATATAAGGTGAGTAGTCATACTTGCTGGGCATAGTTACCTCTGGTGTGATTAAATTTGACTGACTGTTACGTTGCCCCATAAACCGGGCGACAGGGTTGGCGTATATGTATCACTAGGTATTGTTTCGTTCAAAATAGGTTCGACAATAAGGGTCATAGACACAAGTGTATCTGCTATCTGGAACGACTCCACTTCGTAATTGATAGGGCCAATTTCTACCGCATCTGGATTACTAGCTAACACAATACTCAGATTTATTTCAGGCCGAGCGTCTACTTCACGGAGTGTCCTGATAATATCTCTTTGCCCCGCATCAAATCGTAGAGTTGTTTGGGGAGTTGTGTCACCTGTATCTCCTCCTAGATCAATCTCAAATGATGCTTTATCATATATAACAGTATTACTTGTAATATCTTGTTTGTTATTTACGAAGTGATGTAAGGTTGTACCGCCACCATTTTCATGGATAACAACTTCCAAGAGTGTGAGGAAGACCTCACTTGTCTGGAGCTGTTGTGAAGCCGCTACAAAATCTGTAGATAGAGTCCTCATGCTGGTAATATCTCCAGAGGCAGCGTTACGAGATAAAACGGAAACTGCACAGCGTCTAACGTAAAGGGTGCTGTAAAACGGTAGAGTAGGTCAGTCTCCGTAATAGGATTCTCCTTGGTGAATTCCTCTGCACCATTACCTAATGTAGTTTTGTAGAAACTCTTAAGTGTCGCGTACTGAGCAGCAGTGAGTACATAGTTCTCATTAACAAACTCAGATGCAGCAGTATAGCGATTCCGAATCTTCCTTGATCCGGCATCCACTTCTGATACTAACCTTGCATCCTCTGGTACTTCGTTATAACCGTTAATCAGAGGTGATTGTGGTAATGTAGCTGGCCAAGTAGCCATTAACGTCTTCTCCCTTGTCTCTGTACACCGAAGTTATTAGTCATAACACCGTCATATTCACCACGTGCCATTTGAGCTTTAACAGTCTCTCTAATGTAGAACTCCGTAGTCTTATTACCCATAGCATCAACAGTCTCTTTCTCTTCAACTTCTACATTCGGTGCCATATTGTAGATGTTTATATTGTTACCATTTGACCGACTACTAGACCCTTGGTTCATGGTCATACCGTCGAGAGAAGCGAAGCCACCGGAGGCTAATCTAGGCATTTTACCTTCGTTCATGGCTTCCAGATTACTGATACCCAAAGTCTTAACAGCAGCAGCTCTCATTACAAATTCACCATGAGAGAGCCATGCTGGAATGCTATCTGAAGTACCTGTGCCAGCACCAGTAACAAGACCACCTGTTGCATAAGATTGCTTCTTAATGTGAGCTATTTGACTGCCCACTTGGAAGGCCATCATTGCAGCTAGAGAGCCACCAAGGATTGGGCCACCTTCTTGGAAAGCCTTGGCCACAGCAACACCTTGAGCGATACTAGCTTGCACCAGAGCCATAGCCTGATAATCTCTGGTTTGCTCCCTGCCGTGAGCTTGCATTGCTTGCATTGCTCCACCAACCACATCAGATGCGTCTTGTGCTCCTGCTGCAAAGGCTGCGAATGATTGTGCTTTCTTACTTTCATCTGTCATCGTCTTCAGATGTTTTTTGTAATCATCACTCTCTATTTTATAAAGCTCTGCTAATGCTAGTTTACGCGCTTCAAAGTCTGCTTTAATTTGTTCTACTTCACTGAGTGGTGTAAACCTAACTAAGTCTTTAGTCTGCTTAGTCAGCGCCGCTCTCTCCTTTGCTTCACCAGCTGCAATAACAGCCATAGCTTCATCTTTCACAGCCCCTTTAGCCGCAATCACAGCAATACGCATATCTTCGTATTTCTTAGTGATTGCGGCAAGACCAACAAGACCACCATCTCGAACACCACGAGCTTCTCCCGTTGCATCTAATTCTCTCTCAAGAGCTTGGTTGGTAGCTAAGACACCTTTCATATACCCTGTGTAAGCAGCAGCGAGAGCATCTACACTCGGCACAGCTCCTTCAAATGCCAAGCCCACCTTATCAGCCAGCAGAACTAATTCATCATCATTAGTGATTTGCTTAACTACATCAGCATACCGTTCAACTTGCTTAGTGATTTCAAGTTCATCTGCTTTAGCTGAACCCAACTCATTATTGATGAGTTCACTCAGAATTTCTCCCTCGTGACCAGCCTCACGAATAGCTCTGGTAAGGTTGACGTATGAGCGAGAGAGTCCTTTGTTAGCATCCATTGCTCGTTCTTTAGCAGCAATATCCTCTGCTATCTGTTTCAGGATTCTGTCATGTACAGCGATCTGCTCCCGCCCAGCTTGAGTTTCAGCTATGGTGGATTCTACGATCTGCTTCTTATTGCCCTCTAAGAGCTTATACTGTGCTCTCATATTTTCAAGCTGCACTTCATCCTTGAGATATTCTTCTCTGAGTTTTTTAGAGTTGTCCATTAGGTCGGACATACTAAACCCAAGTCTCTCGTTTTCAGTAGCCTGTGCTCTAACTCTTTCGATTACACCATCAGCTGACGCTTCTAGCTCTTCGTTCTTCCCTCTCAGATTAGCTAGTTCTACTACAAGTTTTTCCGCGCTTATCTTTAGCTCATCTAGGTTCTGCTTGGCCTTAAACCGACTCCCCCCTGCTTCACTTAATTGCATACCCTTGCTGATTTCTTTCTGCAAAGATTTCAACCTCTCCTCTCTTATATCCATCTGAGAAGCAATGAAAGCCGTGCCTTTAACAATACCAGATAAGTCTTCCTGAGCAGCTTCCCTCTCGAAGGGGGATGTAAACTTAAGGTTATCAATCTCTTGCTGCCATCTATTTACTTGCTTAGTAAACTCTTCACCGGTATCTTCAGCACCTTTCCGCATGAACCACAGGGCAGAAACTACTGCGGCGATACTTGTTGCTATTCTGACGAACGGTAATAGATTTAGCGAATTACTCAGTAGACCAACAGCTTTTGACAGCGCAAATGTACGGGCAGCTGCTGCCTGTTGGAGAAGCGTCATAGACTTGAGTGATGCGTTGTAAGCCCACACAGTCTTAATCAGAAGTAACATCTTCACTATGAGGGGAGTAACAGCACTCGCTACAATAGCTACTAGCGCAACACTGAGTATTCTAATGTTACCAGCAATTAAGTTTACAGCCCCACCAATAACGTTGACAGCGGCTGTAAAAGTAGCAGCAATAACTTTACCGGCATTCCCTTCCACCAATTCTTTCAGGGACTGGTTAAATTTAGAGAGTTGATTTTCAGCGGCTTCTGTAGCTCCCGCTGCGGTAAACATATTCTCAAAGAAAAGGTTTAGTCTTTCTTTTGCAGTATCAACTTGTCCGTCCAAGCCTTCGGCTGACCTTTTGGCCAACTCTTGAGCAGCGGCAAACTTCTTCATTATCAGTTCGTTGGCTTGGAATCTCTGACCACTTGCAATAAGTGTTTTAACCTGTTCTTTAGTGGCGTCATCGAACTTAATGGCAGACCGCTCAAGCAAACCGAAGTTGGCAGCAGGGTCTTCCAGCAGCCTACCGATACGAGTGACATTGCTCTGGAGAGTACCACCTACCATCTGACTCAAACCCTGAGCAGCAGCAAGCACACCTTCAAATTGACTTTTACCTACGTTACCAAAAGTAGCTAGAGTAGCAACAGCTGATCGGGCTTCGCCAGCAGAAGTCAGGAATGCTATACCTGCCTGAGTACCAAGATCAAATAGTTCTTGAGCAGTAAACTTAGCACTCTCACCAAGGCTGTTAGTAATACCTTCTAATGAAAGCATTTGAGTTTGAGCAGCAGTAGCAGCAGTAGCAGACTTGACGAAACCTACAGTGAGGCCAGTAATAGCAGCAAACAAACCAGCAATGGACACAGCGTTACGGCTGAACAATCCAGACAGTGCTGATATACGAGAAGCTACGCCGGACAGCGGGCCTAACGCCAACTGGACAGAGCCTGTTAAGTCGCGCATCTGTGCTTTCCAGCTATCTAAGTCCCTCTTACGCGCTTCACTGTTTACATTACGAACAGCAATAGACGCAGCGGCAGCTGTTTGTCTAAACTGAGTTTGAGCGTTTGCTGCTTCTAGGGAACCAGAGCCAAACTGTTTTAGCGCTTGTCTAGCGGCCTCAGATGCTGTACTCAATCGAGCAAGAAGTGCCTGTTGCTTCTCCATGCTGAGAGAAGATTGTATGACAGAATTAGCTACGCGGTCATATGATACTTCTACTTGCCCAAGTGCTTTAACATTAGCTACTTGTTGGCGAGTATTGTCACCTGTATTGGCTGTAGCTTCTTTCAACTCTCTTGCAACATGGGTTAATCCAGAGCTTAACCCTGCGCTCGCGTTATCCATCTCAACGGAGCGCATAGAGCCTTCTCTAATGCTCTCAGCGTAATTCTGTAGCTCACCCTTCACCCTTGCTATAAGAGCTTGTTGTGCGCTCTGAGAGGCGTTAGATGAGCGTATACGTTGCTCTAATGCAGCAGTTCTATCAGCAGCACGAGAGATAGCATTAGCCTTCCGATCCATTAGATCAGAGACTTTCTGAGCAGAGGCAGCTTCGGAGTCGGCAGCGGCTTTTGCTACTCTCCCTGTGCTCTGATAAGCCTTAGATACGTTAGTCATGCTCCCTACAAGCGTAGAGAGAGATTTATCTATGCTCTTCAGATGACTCATCATCTCAGAGGCAAGTTTACCTAGAGGGTTAGCAGCCTTCGATAGCTCGCTTGTATCTATCGATATGCTGCCTTCTAATTGTGGGCCAGTTGTATTAGCCATTCACCCTTCTCCAATATCAAAATTTAAATATAAAAAAAGCCGCGTTATCGGCGGCCTCTAGGTTTCCTTTTGCCACTTTTGGTAGCGGCCTTCTGTTCTTGTTTGTTCTTATAATTAAGATACTTAACAATCATGTCATACTCATCCATGGAGATTTCTTCTACTTCATGCGGAAGCTTATGGAAGATTTCTGCTATGGAACAAATACTGATTTCATCGGAGGTTAGCCCTCCAGTGACTTTCCCTCAGTAGCAACAGGTTTCATCAATTGCAAGATGCCCTCTGAGAGTTTAGCCAGAAAACCATCTTCAGGCATACCCATAAAAGTAGCAAAGTCAGCTTTACCGAATACCTTATCGCCCTTCTCGTCTTGTGCAGAAGCGATAATCATGTTGATCAAGAACTTGGTGTCATCCAGCTCACCATCAGCACCCTTGGAGCTTGCCATAACATCTTTACGCTCACCGAGGCTAAGCTGTTTCAATACAACAATATCACCGTCACCAATATCTACTTCTACAGTACGAAAGTTCTTCTTAGTACCAAGGGTAAGGTCACGCAATTTATCTTTCAGGCTCATCTTCAATATATCCTACTTTAGTTTTAATTATAGGCACCCAAATGGATGCCCGTTATATCAGCACTCTTATGCGGTGCTTACATTGATTGCTGTGAGAACACCGTTACCTTGGCCTTCAAAGGAAATCTCAACCATTGAATCCACAGCAGCGGTGATTGATGCGTCAGTTACCACAACTTGCCCTTCGAAACCACGGAGGTCAGCACCTTTGGGTAGGTATCGGACATAAACATCTTCGCGATTCAACCAGCTTTCAAGGATAATCTGAGCACCTTCGGGGGCAGTAGTCAGCGGGCCGAAATACCAAGAGAAAGGTGTGACGTCATCCGGTACAGACAGAGACAGACTGATAGATTCAACTTCATCACCACCTACGTCACCAGATTGGCTATCAGAGCTTACTTTGAATACACCACGAGCAAGAGTCTGGCCATCACCAGCGAAGTCTACTTCAACAAGGATATCTGCGCGACCACTGAGGATAGAGTAGAAGTCGTTATCTTCACGATAGAAACCTTCCAAGTCCATAGACGCTGTCAGCAGAGTAGCTGCATAATTCTGAAAACCACCATTAGCCTTAACAGTTTCAAAACTACCAGTCTCAATAGTGTCAGCACTTTGAGTGAGAGTCATACTGTTAGCATTAGCAAACTCAGATACGGGCAGATAATCCCCGGAAGCAGTGATGGGGCCAGCGGCAGAATAACCATCTACGAAAGTAACACGACCCATGATGTAGTCGATAACTTTAATATCTTCTGCGTCTACAGCAATACCATTGTCTTCAACAGTAACAGTTGCTGTATAATCCCAGAAGGATTTATCTTCATCAACGATACGATAAATAAGACCATCTTCAACAGCCAGAGGTTCATCAGTAAACGCTACAGCGTCACCGGTACGCTTCAGAGAAACTTCATAACCAGCTTGTTGACGCAGCCAAGCATTGCCAGAGAAAGACCAGTCGATAATACCAGTAAAAGTAGAACCGAACTTCTGTCCGAAAATTGTGTTTTCCAGTTCAGCGCCTTCCTGAGAAATCTCAGCAGTGCTACCCGGAAGTGTAACGTAATCAATACCATCTCGGCTGACTTGTACTAATTTGGCTTCAGTACCCATTTGTATAAACTCCTAAAGTTTAAAGTTAAAATGCCAGCCTATTACCGAGGTTAGTGAGGCTTTCTTGCGTTATGTTTAAAGTGAATGCGTAACTAGGCTCTGAACCTTCATAGAAACCTACGAAACGGGGAGACTCGATAGCGTTGAATTGGGTATAGATAAAAGTACCCACTTGGACACTAGGGTGTCCTAAAAGTTTGTTATATAGAAGCTCAGCAGCAGTCTCACATGCTTGCATTTGATTCTTGCTACGACCTCTAATGTGAAACCTAACAAACTTACTCCCTCTCGCCCACTTGGGATTATCTGTACCAACTTCTCCACTGATTGTGTGTGTTACAAGAATGGTGTCGTCGTTTAAATCGCTGAATGCTGGAGAAGAATTTAGAAAGACAGTATTAGCTGCAACTGTTCCTTCTGATATTAGGAATGATCTAATGTCTGATACAAAACTCATTTATCACTTCCTAATATCTGGTCAATCTGTTGGCTCGCTTGCTGGAAACCTTCTGAAAGGAATCTTACAGTCGTACCATGCGTCTTAAATCCGTTTATGGGTTCAAACTCATGTATATACACAATATAAGGAAGTAACCCCGGCCTATCATATCCGGCTCTAGCTATAATCTTATTACCCTCTTTCACAACCTCTCTATAAAAAGAATCGTGTGCTGCTAGAGTATCCTTCGGTATGCGTTCTTGACTAACCCTTTCAACTACATTGAGAACCTTCTCCAACTTCTCAACAAGATCACCCTCATACTCCTTGAGCTGTTTCTCTAAAGCTTGTGTCCACTTTTCTATGGCGTTATGAGCACTTCCTTTGTAAGCGAAATGTATCCCCATATTTCTGGCCATATTGACACCTATATTAAAAATAAGACCAACCGGGAGCCTGTTCCGAGAGGTCTTAAACGATAACCCGATACTCGATTCGGGTGCCTCTCAAATTTGGTACTTCTCGTCTATTTCTGATTTCTTTAGAAGTGGCAATTGGGGTTGCCGAGGCAGACGTTTCTCTTACAACATGACCAGCCACTTTAGCTACATCACTCTCCAAATAGATACGACTACTACCTCTCTCTTCACGTCCCTGTGGATTCAGGAATACAGTTTCAATCTGTTCTTCCCGCCCTCTCACATGAATAGGAGCAGACCACGAGGGTTGCCCGTAAGCATCTACTCCTTGAGGATTCCACACTGTAAAGTTATGGATGTATTTCATGCACGAAATGTCTCTACAACAGCACTCGCTGATCTTCCGTAACCAAGACGTTTCAGTGTCAGTGCTACGTCAAAGAACACGCTACCTTCTTCCATCACCGGGTTAGCGTAGCTCTCTGAGCTATCACCAAAGGACTGTTGTGTGATCCAAATGGGTGATTTACTCGTATCACCTTCTGATATGCTAACAGTGAGCATTGCAACAGAACGTTTAATAGGGAACGTAATACCCTCTACTGAACGACCATTATTGTCATCAAAAGGTACTCTGGGGAAATCCAAACCTTGTTGTAAATCAAGAAGACTGCTGTTCCACTTCATCAGCTGGTCAAATTCATAAGAGCCTTTATTGAGGAACACTTCTTTTTCTTCTTCGTCAAAGTCAGCCCAATCACTGCTGAGTCCTAACGTAGAGATGATTTCATCGGCTTCCGCTACGGATAAATAGCTAGTTGACCCAACTACACCAGTACCGTCTTCCTCAATAAAGATAGGCATTATTATTCACCTTTACGCTTAGCTTCTTCAGCTTCCATAACTTCGTAAGCCATTTTTTTATCTCTCACCGACCCACCAGCAAATTTTGCAGCTTCGGCGCGTAGTGTCCACCAAGGTAGCTCGCGCCAGTTGTAATCAAAATCATCAGTGTCGTCGTCACGGAGGTCTTCCTCTTCTTCTGAAACGGCTTCACCAGACTCATCAACCTGACTTACTACGAATGAATCCTCATCAAAAGAGAACTCTATAATCTCTGCTTCTTCTTCTACGGGATCAGTTTCGCCCGGAAGGGTTACAACACCTACACCCAATTGAGCATAAGCTTTTTTAATATCTTCACGATTAGTCCAGATGGAATTATAACCATTTTCTGGATTACGGAAATAACGAGGGTTGGCATAGAATACTTGAGTACCAGTGGGCCAATCCAAATATTTGAAACCGTCTGCTTTAGCACAGTATATTAATACTTTTTGTTTAATCATAATCAGGACTCTTTTGTTAATTAGTATTCTGGGATATTATTATTTTATTAGAGTGGTAAAACAGCCCCCGAAGGGGCTGAGTTATTCATCGTTAAACGGTAGGTTCAACAGGTACTTCGTTATCAACAATCAATGCAACACCGGGGCCAGATTTAATGTCGGTAAGGACATAAGTCCAGTTAGCACCATTACCAAGTTGGGCATTGGTAGGGGAAGGAGCTGCTGTGGTGAAAGAGAATCCTTTAACTTTTACATTGAAGGCGTACTCAACCTGCCACTGAACAACCAAGTTAGCCAGACCGGTAATGATTTCAGACGCGGAATCAGTCTCTTCAGATTGAGTCAGAGTCAGAGCACCTTCGGTCAAACCAAGGATGGTGTAAGCAGCGGGTTCACTATCATCGCCAGCCGGATCAAGGTCGATCAGAGCAGGGGAGTCAGTCATGTAGACGGGCATACCCAGAGTACCGGGCAGACCACCATAAACAACTACGTCAGCCAAGCCAGTCAAGTTGCTGGTAAGAGCATCTTCAACCAGTGACCAGTAAGGGGCAGAAGGCATAACCCACGCACGAATCTGGTTGCCAGCATCACCCAACAGGGCACGAGCACGGTTCAGACGAACACGACTGATGCGTTTGTCATCATCGGTGCCAGCGGTAACGTCGATTACCAGATTGGCCTCAGAGGTGATAGCGGTAGCCAGAGCAGTCAGACCAGTATTCAGGTAATCCAGAGATACTGCTTTACCGGATTGTTGACCGAGAATGAATGAACGCAGAGCAGGGGTAGCACCAATTTTCTTGAACTTGTCAAGGGTGTTCTTATTGGGGCCAATCCGACGATTCACTTTCGGAGACACGTGTTCGCTTTGCTCAATAGAGGTAGCGGTTACAGCAGCAACGGAAGTGGGGTCACGTTCTTGTACCAGATTATCAATCACGTCGAAGAAAGTGGTTTTTTCAAATTCACCCAGCAAAGACTGAGTAACCAAGCGGACGGTATTTTGTGAAGCAGCGTTCATAGCGATTGCTCGCTGTTCCAGCACTTCAGTAATACCGGTATGAAGTTCATCATTATAAATGACGAAATCATCCTGAGTGTATGTAGGCATAATTGTATAGCTCCTATTAGGGATTTACTTTTGGTTTCAAGTTTGATCCGAAATAAAGCCATCAACGGCCTGTCTTATCGGTTGTTTAAGTGCTCCCTTTTTCGAGGGAACGGAGGTTAAAATCAATACTTCATTTTAGAAAATTCAATCGCACCATATTTATCAATGATGCGTTCTTTCTCTTCTTGGGTGAGTTCACTCTTACGCTTTTTCAGTAGAGCCTTATCACCTGTATCTTTAACGACTGCTTGACCCGCAGAGGTAGTACCAGCACCAGAACTATCTGGAGCGGGGAACAAACCTGAAAAGTCTTCGTCGTTCTTTACTTCTTCCATGAGGTCTTTAATAGTAAAATTCTCACGAACATTACCATCGTCATCAAGAATCGCTACGCCATACTTACCAGCTTCATTCTTAACGGCTTTCACCTTGTCTCGAATATGCGGCATAAGCAGACGTGGTTTAACGCCTTGGCCTGCAATCTCAGAAGTAAGTTGTGCATCAACCAAGTGTTCTTCAATGGACTGCTGCATCAAAGCCAGCTCTTGTCGCATTGCTTCTACTTCTTGATCCTTTTTGCTCAATTCTTTATGCTGATTTTCCTTCATCTTTTCGCGCAATGATTCCCAATCTTGTCGGGCTTCAGCGGCTTTGATTTCAGCTTCTTCTCGTTCCTTCAGCAAACCTTGTACGGCTTCTGGTTCTACGCCAAGCTCACGAAATGCTTTAAGCTCGTGGCGGAATTTCTCAGCTTCCTTGTTTGCTTTGTGGTGGTACTTACGGAGGCGTTCGAGTTCTTCTTTCAACTCAGCAGCTTCTGCTTCAGCCTTACTAGGGCGACCACGTTTAGCTTTCTCTTTACCTTCTTCTGCTTCAGCAGCGGCATCTAGTGCAGCTTGTTCTTCGGCAGTCAATTCTACTTCTTCTTCATTGTCATCTACGACAATAGTGTTTTCATCAGCCATCTCAGCTTCCTATGTGTTTTCTACAGGCTCAAATTAAATGAGGGGACGATTATTCGCCTTCCTCTGTTTCACTCGTTTCTTCTTCCTCTTCAGATTCAGCATCAACAGTGGGATCGTCCACTATAACAGCTTCCTCTTTTTTGGGAAGATTTCCAAGTGATTGTAGTGCAGAGGAAACAAGTCCCCGGCGCTTCAATTCTCTGATAATATCTTCTTCTTCTAGTCCAAGCTCTTGCAACAAGGCAATAACACTTTGAACTGGATTAGGATCATTCGGCAGACCCATGCTATCACCAATGGTGACGCTTACGTTTTCAGCTCCAGTAACCTGCATGAAGTCACCGGCAACCTTGTAGATGTTCTTCAGAGATTCCTCAATACCACGCAGAATAATCTGAATGACACTGAGGCTCTGACTTTGATCAAGTATTGCTGCAATTCCTGTCTGACGATCACCACGACTACCACGAGTCATAACAATATCAGCACCTAATTGGCCAATAGCTTCGATCAAATCTTTTTCATACATACGACCAGCATCAATTGCTTTACTGGTATGCTCTACATACTTCACGTCAGCATCAGTGTTGTCCGTAACAATCATTCTGTTAGGGCCAATCTCCACGTTATCCAGCTCACCTTCAGCGAAGCCTTTAGCAAACAAAAAGGGTACACGAGCAACGTGGAGGATGTGAGCCTGATCACTAGCACTCTGATAATGACGCAGATTAAGGAACGCCATATCTTCTAGTGGGCTACGACCTTGGAAGAAACCCGTCTTCTCACCGTAGGTTACGTTAATGGGGATATAGCCAAGAGTATTGGGAACTACGTTAATCAGCTCATAATCAACTTGGACTTTACTTCCACCCATAACGTGTGGGTCATCTAGCTTGGTAATCTGCTGCTCGTAGATGAGGATTTCATTCTTACGAACAACTTTAATTCTTTCGATAACTTCTTGATTCCAGTCATCGTCTTCTTGCAGATCGTACTCTACAATACGCACTTCAATAAGGTCTTCAAAACCTTGTGAGATATCAATCTTCCATCCAATAACATTACGCGGGTCTAGCTTAGTGGCGTATGCTCTAGCTTTACGGAAGTCTTTAAATGAAGTGTTAGCTGTGCGAGTAGGGAAGTCTGTATAGTCATGTGACTTACCATACACCAGAGCATCTTTCAGCAAGCTTGCCGCAAAGTCAGTAATAGTAGTGTGAGCACCATCAATGTTATTCTCCAGATACTTTAATTGCTCTGGAACATTACTGACAACAACATTACGAATGAATGATTGCCCTACGAGGCTCTGTACAGTTTTACGGTAGAAGTTATAGAGGACAGCTTGCTTGAGTCGATTCTCGTAGGCTTTCTGACTTTCTTTTGGATGCTTGGGAAGGAACTCTTCACCTGCTTCCACCATGCCAGTAGTACCTGACATTAGAGCAATTGGTAAAACCCAATGCTCTTTCATGCGTTCATAGTCTACTGTTGGTGTACCAACTGCCATCTCAATTCACTTTTTAGGCTATAATAATGGGAGGTTGGACACAGGGATATATCGTTAGTTCATATAATGATCAATACTTAGAACTTATTGAACAACCATATTTCTTGCTTGACCGTGTTCTTCTGAGCAACCAGCCCCCATCAGGTTTAACAGCATGATCTGTTTGTCGCGATATTCACAAGCCATAAAAAATGCTAGTTCGTCGCCGTACTCCGGCGTAGAAAAACCTTTTGTTCTTCGTTTATCTGCTCAACTAAACACCCTCCTTCTCAAACATAATTACCAAATCTTTCACAAGCCCTGAGCGCACAATATCGTCATGCGTGAATTGCACAGAGCTAAATCCTTCAATATTATGACGAACACACATATCGCAGAAGTCTTGTAGGCCAGATTTCCCTCTCATGTCATTCTGGATAGGATCACCCATAACTATAATCTTAGAGTTCTCACCTATCCGGGTAACGACTGCTTTTAATTCTTGAAGAGTGCAATTTTGCGCTTCGTCCAGCAACAACACAGTGTCATCAAAGCTGCGACCCCTGATTGTTTCCATAGGTTGAAGAATGATGTTACCCAGCCGCAATTGATTCTGGACAATATTCTTTCCCATGAATCGCTCAAAGTTATCAAGCATCGGGAGCATCCAAGGAGCGCATTTTTCGTCAGCGGTGCCCGGTAATGCTCCATTACTCTTACCCATAGATACATTGGGGCGAGTAATTACGATCTTATCAATGTCTTTATTCATGAATGCCTTGGCTGCGTAATAGCATCCAAGAAGAGTCTTACCTGTGCCGGGAGAGCCTATACCTACAACAATATCATCACTGAATAAGTTTTCTAGGTAGACTCGCTGTGCTTCTGTTTTGGGTTCAATTGTTATCTCGTGTTCTTCTTGAAACTTAGCCTGTATTACTCGACCAGAACGCTTAGCCATTTAAGAATCTCTTTGTAGGTACGGAGGGATTATCTCGATGTATCCGCTTGGACACACTCAATACTACTTAGTTTTCCCTTTCCAATACAAATCCTTAAACTCACTTGTCCACGGCTTCTGCTTCCCTGCAAAGAATATGATCTTAGCGTTATCTGGAACAACCTTACTCTTCAGTTTACTATACTGGTAGATACCGTCTTTCTCATCCCAAGTAGGTGCATTAGGGATATTAGCAGCCATGTACGCTTGATCAGAGCCGTAGAAATTCTGACCATTGCTCATCTTATGGCGATTAGCTAGTGCGGCTGTCCTTGGTGATAGATTCCCCCATAAGTCATATACACCCGGCTTCACTTGCCATATGCTCCCATTATAGGGGTTAACATATCCCTTGAGTATCTTGAAGTCATCACCTGTAACCAGAGAAGTGATATCTCCTGTGATCAGACAGTCGAGGTCTATAGATAGCACTTTCTCACCAAATATCTCTTTAGCTTCTGGCGAAAACATGAACAGTCGTCTGTAGCAATTGGGTCTATTCTTAGCAAGACTCTGAAACTTATGCTCATCCCACAATGGATATGTATCACACTCAACACCTGTGGTGTCATCTGTGACGCAGACAAACCTGTGAGGCATCTTCAAGTGGTCATAGACAGCTTGCTCAAGCATGTGCACATGGTCGGGTGTGTATGTGTTCCCTCGCCACCCTTTCCATTTCCAAGCCACCACTGTTAGTATACTCATCCGTTATAATACAGCTCTTTGTATTTGCTATCCCAAGGGTTCAGTGTTCCCGGAAAGAATATAATCTTAGCGTTATCTGGTATCGCTTTAACAACATCATTATAATAATAGATACCGTCTTTCTGTCCCCATGTGGGTGCGTCAGGTAGCATGTAAGCCATATATGCTTGATCAGAGCCATAATATTTACGCCCGTTCTTCATCTTGGTGTTATTGGCTTTAGCGATACTCGCTTTTGATAACGATGTCCACACTTCGGGATGGGTGCCCGGTTTCACTTGCCAGATGCTGCCATTATAGGGGTTACATTTAGCGCTAAGGATTTTGAAAGGGTCATCTGTGAATAGGTCTGTTATGTCATCTAATATGATGCTGTCTATATCGATAGACACCAACCTGTCACCAAACTTCGACGCCTCTCCATCAAAGAGTTTCAGTCTTCTATAACAATTAGGGAGGTTTGGATCACGACCTTCAAAAGAGTGAGTCTCCCACAGGCGGCAGGTTTTTACACCGGGTAATAGGTGTGGTTGATCGGTTACACAAACAAACCTGTGGGGAAGTTTATAGTGCTTAGCTATCGCATCCCTTGTCTTGTACACATGCTCTGGTTGATATAGATTCCTCCACCCCTGCCACCACCATGTTACAAAAGTAATCATTCCAAGTCCTTTTCTGAAGTGTATAGGTAGGTTCGCGCTGCTTTCTCTTGCAGGTAATTCTCAACGCAGTGATTATGTTCCCAGAAATAAATGGTATCAATCACCTTACATGCTACCTTAAATACTGGGTGGTTATACTTAGTAACCATGCGACCGCAGAATGCTGATATGGTTTCTCTAGGGAGTGACCACATACCTAAGAGAATTGCAACTATCAACAAGTTAATTGCAAGATAAATTAGATAGACCCAACGAACCACCTTACTTAATACACCCTTCATCCCCAAGTTCCTTCCTCAATTTCATCTAGTAACACTTCCCACATATCAACCCACTTGTGCTTTGTTCTAAAGATAGTAGCCTGTGAGCAAGCGCCGGGAGAAGGCCAAGGCCACGCTAAACTTGTCTCTAGGAGCTTCCACCCCTGTGGCGTTTCCAATACATCTAGAGCACACCATTTGGTTTCAGCCTCAGTAAAGAATGCGTCAGCAAACTCTAATAACGATTCCATCTTTTCATCCAGCACTAACACAGGCTCTACATTGCCAGTCTGCGCAACTTGCTTATCGGGGTAGTTGTATCGCTTGAATATTGCTCTGCCATTACCTATAGCGTTGACTCTATACGTAGTGTCGTGCGAGACAAACTCTTGGAGGTAGATATATCCAACCTGCTTAGACGTGGTTCCTTTACTGTCGCAGTGATAGATAGTTTCCCCTGCACCAAATACACGATTAATGTGGGATACCAAATCATCGTAACAAGCTATGATGCGAACATTTTTAGAAGAAGCGCCTTCGTTAGCTTTTGATATGATGGGGAAGTCTTGCATTTCTGCGAAAGATAGGGCTTCTTCTTTAGAAGTGATGATTCGAGTGTTCGGCATCCATTTACCCCACCTCTCAAACTGACCCGTCTTATCCTCATAAAGGTCAGCTTGCGTCTTATCCTGAATCATTATTAGCTTATCAATCATAGCAGGATAGTCTACAAGCTGATTACGTTTCAATGTAGCAGGGTGAGCGTGGGGGCGAAAGAATCCGTACCCCTCTCCGATTACACCTCCTGTGAATATTCTTTTGGCTTCCATCCCTCTGGACTTAGCAGCATTTATTAGAGGTTGAAACCAATTACCACGTTCATCTAAGATATGAATCACAGATAGGAGCCTTTTTGTTTATTAGGAGGGAGAGATAGTTGACTGTAGGCATAGAGCATCAATTAGCCTCAGAAATTTGTCCGGAAAGATAGGGGTGATTCCGGACAGAGATGGGTCAGAAAAGTAGGGATTTGACCCTAAGACGCTGAGCATCTACTTTTCTGATTGAAAGAAGTAATCCCCCTCTTTCGGCCTCAGCGGGGGTACTGAGTAATTGATGAACTTGTTAATCACCGCCTTCTTGTTTATTCAGTGGCCTACACTCTAACCCTATGAAGGTCTTATCGAATCTATGTTACCACCATCGGGAACAACCAGCCCGTCTACCACTTGCTTAAATAATATCTTCTACTAGGTAAGGAGGGATAGTAGAACCTTGACCAAGACGGTATGCTTTGCGTATTAGCTCTTCGGCAATCCTACTCTTAACACGCCAAGTACGGTCACCCTCGTCATCGAGAATATTAGCTGCTTCGAGTTCATCAATTAACTGATCCAACTCTGCTACACCACTCTTGTCAAGAAAACTCATAAGTACCCTCCGGTTGAATTAAAGAGTGACCCCTCTGGTGCGCTACTGTCGTACTGTTAGCTACACTGGTCAGTACCAGACCTTAAAGTAAGCGTGAGAGGTCGCATCACCCGATTGTTTGAGCATATTCAGAGGCTTATCAGGTTGATGCAGCTATGACAGTTTTAAGGGGGGAGAGTTCTTTGATTCTACTTTCAACTTGCAATTCATCTTACTACCCATAATATGTTCATAAGCATCCGTCATAACTCGGATAGCCTCATCCTTACACCCTTCTCGGATAATCAAGCTATCATGGATCGGTAGAATAATCTCACCAGACTGATTGAAATAATCAATACAGTAGTCCATAATCTTGCTGTCTTTATTTTGTAGGGACAGACCACACTCAGTAAAGAAGTACCTCATAGCATATGAATTACGATGTAATAGCTTGTCTATTATCTCTTTAGTAGGGATACTCTGAGGTAGCTTACCCTCTTTCTTGGCCTGCTCGATAAACCCTGTCTCCGTATTTCTCACATCATCTAGGATAAACTTATTCAAGGCTCTGGCAGCAGATAAAGGAGAGCCAGCACAGAACATTTGTAAGAGCGCTACTTTAGCAATACTGCGCACCATCTTCTTATCGTAGGTGTGAGTAACTGTATCAATACTAATCTCATAAGGGTCGAAGTCATAATCAAGTTGTTCCCCTTCAATCTCGGCAATCATCCGAGGGTGTAGGGATACGAAATCAATCTCCACTGTGTCTTCTCCGTTGAAACGGATATGCGGCCTATTATCTTTCTGTAACATATACATATAACCTCCTACTCCTGATAAGTATGTTCTACCACCAAATTTGAATTCTGAATTGCTGAAAGTCTTAGATGCTTGAATATGATAAGCAATCCCACCTAACTCAATAGACGAATCCATAAGGTTGATATTATAGGCATTCAACATATCAATGTACTTCTGCTCAGCCTCACCTATCTTAGCAGTGATGATATTCTTATCCTTATCCTTCATTATCAATACATTCTTGAGCAACCCTATCTCTTTCTTGTCTGCGTGAGCACTGAACAACGCTTCCCAATCATCGTTGAGGATAATATGACTCTCTACTGTTTCATCAGGAAGCATACCAGATGGACTTGCGCCACCATCCTTCCACGTTAGCACCTGCCCTTTAACTAATACACCTATACCTAGATTATGAATGCAATCAAACAATGCTCTCGAATACTGGTAACTCACCTTTCGGTTACTGCTCATCACCCTACAGTTGTAAATTAGGGGTTGGCTGTATGTTACTTTCCTCAGACAGACAGGTATCTGCTTGTTACCGTTCCTGAGTCTATAGCAAGCATTGTAGACAAAGCAATTAGTAGCCTTCAACATTAAGGACTTCTTATTGTCTGTCAACTTACCATAAGGTAGCACTCTTTCCATGTACATTAGGAACTCCTTATATAACATATCCCTTTCTGGATAGAGATACTTAGGAATCTTATGATCTATCAAATACATTGACTCCGTTCTCCTCTTGTTGTAGTGTTGTTGTCGAGGGTATAGTATATCAGTATTATTATTACTATTACAAGTAGTATTGCAGGAGTGCACTTAGATAAAGAATAGGAGAGAAATAAGAGGGCATATAGGGATACGGAACCTAAATGTAGTAAAATCAAGCTACACCCCAACAACAACAAGGCTTACGACCGATTCAGAAATGTATTTCGTGTCGCCTAAATCCTCCTAGAAAGTGTCTATTCTCAGCGGTAATATCACCTCAAATATCCCTTCAACAACAATCCACACCTAATCTCTCTCCTATATCCCCTTCTCTCGCTTCCTGTACAGCCCGTAGAGCCACTTTAAGCCTCTTACCCATCCTACCCTACCGGGTATCCTCTAACACCCCTTGTGGGTCATTCTAGGCTTATTAGAATTGATTGAGGTATTTAAGGGTAATACTAGGCATGATATTGACATGGATAATAGGGTGTGGTAGTATGCGTTCTGATATTTAAATCAATTGGAGGCAATACATGAAGAAGTTTCTTGAGGTGATAGGTTATATCGTATTGGTGGTAGCACTAGTAGCCATCAACGGATTTACAGCAATGATGTTGTGGGAGTGGTTCGTAACACCACTAGGAGCACCCTCAATCAGTATTATGATTGGGTTCGTAGCATCACTAGGAGCACCCTCAATCAGTATTATGATTGGAGCAGGCTTGTATATGACAGCTACGTATATGACAATGCCTACTCAGATGCTGGATGTATTTAGCGCGCTGGATAAGTCTGAGCTTGGTATGACGAAAGGCACCGCCATGGCAAGTAGAACCCTATATCCTATTGCTGCCCTAGGTATTGGCTACTTGATTCAACTGTTTGTTTAATTAGATGAGGACAATATTATGCAAGAGATTAAAACTAAACCCACTATAGCTGATATGATTCCATACAAAGGCTTCACGGCTCCTGATGGGGGAGAATATGAATATGACGGTAACGGCGCGCCTTGTAAAGGGGATGTATTCTTTGCAACAAGTAGTGATTTCGTTAGCAGATGTGATTCTAAAGCAATACGCTGGAATCATGTAGGTTTTGGTGGAGATATAACCTTCTATATGCCAGCTGAACTTTGGGAGCAAGGATTCAAAGGGATCGAGCTGACAGGAGAAATACCAGAAGATGCTGTTGGTAAGGAGGTTGAGATTGTTATGCGGGACGGTGATAGAGAGCGTGGTTTCTCGGATCAGTTCGACTGGTCGGATGGAGAAGGTTGGTGTGGAGATGTTATTGCATATCGTATTATCGAAGATGGTGTTAAATATCAGGAGGGTAATGAGGTTAGTAATAAATGTGGTGATAATTATCCAATTGGTACTGCCGAAGAACTAGGCGCTGATTTTCTCACAGAACTGCTCAAGAAGCGTGAATCTCCACAACCACTGAGTATGAATCTACCCGATTATAACTTTACCAAAAGTACAGTAGAAAATACTCCCGGTGATATATTTACACAACTAAAACAGATAGAAGCGCAGATTCACCTAAACCGTGATAGCTTCACAAACCTTGTAGACCGTAAGAGAGACTTGCTCGAAAAGATTAATACAATGCTTCCTGATGGATATGAAGTGAGCAAAGTGGGAGAGTTTTAATATGGATGAAAGTACCGAGGTTACAATGACAATTGAGAGCTTGGCTATTTTCATGTGTAGTGCTGTAGCTATACAACAACTGGATGAACCTCTTGATGTTGAGTTGTATAGAAAGGTAATACATGCAAATTGGCGTAAGTATTTACCTCAAGCTATTAGTGGAGTAGAGCATATGTTGCTGGCAGAAAAACTTGAATCTAAAACGGGAGTGCAGTGATTATGGTTAAACGAGAACTTGATCAAAGTGTATTCGAAGATCAACCAAGAGGTGTCGTTGTAGCTGCTGTAGATTATGATGGTATGTTGAAGTTTGGTGATGATCACAGGATACGATATACATGGGCATCTGAGCGTTGGCGCGGCTGTAATTGGATAAGTAAAGTTGAGGGTACACGGCATGAACCATTAAGCATGTTAATCCGGGAGAGTTAGTTATGAAAATACAATATCCGCTAATACACCAGCACCAACCAACGTGGAACACCTGCGCAAGTACTTGCATTGCTGTGATCCTAGATAGACCAGTAGATGAAATTGTAGAAGAATTTCATGAAGGTTATATGTCTGGTGAAATTGAGGTGAGTGCATACCTCAGAAGTAAGGGATTGACAGTTGAAGCATGTACCTGTGAGCACACATTAGAAAATGATTGTATATATCTACTATCTGTGCCAAGTAAGAATGTACCGGGATTGAGTCACTACGTTGTGGTAGACCTACGCGTAGAAGGAGGTTTATGCAGAGTGTACGACCCCAATAATGGTAAAGAAGGTAAGAAGTATTATGACCGCTTTATGACCCTAGAAGGTGTTACGTGTGGAGATGATATTACAAATCACCCGGATTATGAGACAGGTATCCTTGGGTATCATCCTGATTATAAGATTAACAGCGGAAACTGAGTATGCGAAAGATAAGAAAAAGTGGTAAGTTGGTGTATGGGGTGGGGATAAATGATGCTGATTATACCGTTCAACCAACTATCAATGGCGAAGTGGTGTGGTGTCCTTATTACATGGTGTGGAGAAATATGTTGATGAGGTGCTACTCAGAGACTTTACATAAGACACACCCCACATACACTGATTGCACAGTCTGTGACGAATGGAAATATTTTATGACCTTTCGGGCTTGGATGATGACACAAGATTGGGAAGGCAAGTGTTTGGATAAGGATTTCCTTATCTCTGGTAACAAGGTGTATTCGCCCTACAGTTGTGCATTTATTGATAATAAGATTAATAGTTTTATTAATGATCACGGAAACAGGAGAGGTGACTACCCCCTCGGTGTTACTTTTCATACATCAGGTGGCAGGTTCGTGGCGCGCATCAACCAGAGTGGTAATCGTAAACACTTGGGTCTTTTCGATTGCCCTTTGGAAGCACACAAACATTGGCAGCAAGCTAAATTAAAGTTGGCTATTGATTTATTATTGACCCTAGGTGAGATTGACAGTAGGATTAGAGAAGGTATCACCCGGATTATCAATAAACTACGATCTGATATTAATATGAGTAGAAAGACCGGGAGACTATAACTATTATTTTTATTTGTAATATTAATATAGGGGAGTGATTATGAAATTCAAAGAAGGAAAATACTACAGTATTACACTAGCTGGCTCAGACGGGCTTTATGTTAGAGAAGAATACCAATGGGTTTATGATAGTAAACTAGAACGCTTTGAAAAGTATTGGACAGAACAATACGAAACACCAATGACTATCATTTTTATTTGTAGGATTAATTAGGAGTTATATTATGGATATAGAAATATCTAAGATAATAGCTGAAGTAGAAAAAGGAGGATATTCTATCACTAATGTTAGTTACAATAATGAGCTGGATTATGATTACAATCATACTGGGTTCGTTGTAGCGGAAGAGTCTGGAGTAAAGACGTTGACTATCAAGTTTCAGGATAAACAGGGGGATTGATTATGACAAACCATCAACAACTTTATGCAACTCTATATCAGATAGCCGGAGCATATGACCTTCCAGAAAGTGTTATGGATGTTCTCAGTAAAGCTCAAGCAGGGGAAGATGTGTCTGAGGAAGATATTGATGCATTGCTTCCTTGTCACGTTGTATATGCTGAGCAGATTGGTGTGCTGGATAGTAATGGGCAGGAAGTGTGTGTTGGGGATACACTGCGAGTTCTGCACGAAGATATTAGCGTTGAGTTCAAAGTATATAAGAACAGAGGAACATACTGGTTGGAATCACTGACAGAAGATTATATCACTGAGACTGGAGATAAGTTTATTCCGTTTTATGATTTGGAGGAAGACGTGAACATTAAAGAGTGGTGTGATAATGAGGGATGGAAACTGGAGGTGATTGATAATGATTGAAGTAAAAGGTAAAGGATGTATCAGCGCAAAGATTATTGCAGACAGCATTTCAGAGAATGGTCGACGTATCACTACGTTTGAATTGGAGTATAATCGCTTCATTCACTCAGAGCTTATGACCCATCGACTACTCTCACGTAATGCTATGAGTAGTCGAGCGGTTCCTATTGAGAAAACGATTGATCAAGTTCGTAATAATCCTGCTATGCCAATTCATTGGGGTAAGAATCAAAGAGGGATGCGGGCTGATGAGGAGTGTGATAATAAAATAGGTATGTATTCAAAAGAAGAATGGTGGAAGTTGTCTGCGTTAAGCGCTGCTCGATTTGCTGAAGAGTTTAAGGACGCTGACTATGCTAAACAAATAGTCAATCGTATCCTAGAACCATTTCAGATTATGAAAACAGTAGTAACAGCAACTGAGTGGGATAACTTCTTCTACCTCCGTTGTCACACTGACGCCCAGCCGGAAATTAAAGAGCTTGCTGGTTGTATGTATCAAGCACGAGAGCAGAGTGTTCCAAAGAAGTTGAAAGCTAAACAGTGGCACCTTCCTTACGTACAGACAGCCGAGTGTATGGATACGGGATTGCAATACTATTTCACAGGTGTTCCGTTTGAGAGTGATGAGATTAATCTGGAAGATGCGCAGAAAGTGTCAGCGTCATGTTGCGCTCAAGTGAGTTATCGCTTGCTGGATGACAGCCTTGACAAAGCCATTATGATTTATGATAGATTGGTGGAAAGTAAGCCAGTCCACGCCAGCCCCTTTGAACATCAGGCAAGCCCTCTGGTATTTCCTACAGATGATGCTTGCGGATTTGAGGAAGGTACAACACACTCAGATTTTAAGCGTAATTGTTGGAGCGGAAACTTTAAAGGATGGGTGCAGTACCGGCAGCTCATTAAAGATAATGTCTGTGATAAATATGAACATAACGCCACCACTTAGTAAGAGCTGGTGACACTTTGTTCCATAATATTGGTGAAGACTCGTGTTATGGAACATTTTAATTTATAGAGGAGAATAAATTATGGTAGATACTATAGAAATACCAAACTGGGCTTACGGATCAGAGGTTGCAGCGGGTGATAACCCAGCAAATAAAATAAGCAGACTAATGAAGCAGATGGAGTTGAAATGGAAGATTGAGGCGGCTAAGAAAATCAAGGAGATGTGGCAATGGGATTATCGCTACGATTGCTTTTTTTTCGCAGAAGACGTAGAAGATTACATTGATGATTTGCAGAAAGAGTTAGAGGAGAATAAACTATGAGCAGAAGCGGCTATAGTGACGACTTAGATTTAGATACTTGGGACTTAGTTCGCTGGAGAGGAGCGGTCAACTCGGCAACTAAGGGTAAACGTGGGCAATCATTCTTTAAGGAGCTTCTAGTGGCAATGGAAGCAATGCCTGAGAAGAAATTGACTAAGGATGCTCTGGAGGAGAACGGGGAGTATTGCACGCTAGGTGTCTTGGGACATTCTCGTGGCATTGATATGAGCAAGATTGATACGTATGATGCAGACAGAGTGGCAGGAGTATTTAATATCGCTACAGCGTTAGCTCAAGAGGTTGTATACATGAATGATGAGTGGGGATATTATTTGCGAGAAGAAACACCAGAAGAACGCTGGGAGAGAATGTACAAATGGATTAAGGAGCAGATTGTATGAGTAAATACACACAAGGCGTCTGTCGCAATGGGGCAGCTATTCTTGAAGATGGAGCGGCGCTGACTGTTGAGGAAATATTGGAGAGGTTGAATCGGCTGGATAAGATGGAGTACGAGACAGATCATTATATGAGAACTCTTGAGTTGATACTTCGTATAGCTAATACTGCACCAAGAGATGAACAGATAGCGTATTATGCAGAGAATGTGTTGAGGTTGAATCGTAAAGGATGAAGGAGAATATGAGTGATTACAAATTCCAACCACACAATATGACAGGAAAAGTAGCGGGTAAATCTTACTGTGTTAGGTGCGGATTAGTGGCGCTGAATAATGAATTTACGAGATGGTCTGTGGATAAAGGGTGCAATAGTGAAGATCATCCCGATTATCAGCGAAAGAGACAACTTACGGGAGATTTGAAATGAGTATACTAAACATATTAAGCGCAGAAGAATTATTGCGGCATAGTCAGTATAAACTTGAGACTGAGTTGGAGCGGGTGTTGTGGGCAATGATTAGAGATACTTTGGATGAGTATAT